ACTAAGTTTTCCTGATTTCGTGTAAGTCGGTTTCTTTTCGATTGCATAGCGTTTTCCTGTAATTGGTTCGTGTTCTTTCTTTGTATCAGGATCAACTACTTTTACAGAAGCACTTAGTTTAGGATTAATAAAATCAGAAATAATCTTCATTTTATTATCAATTGTAACTAATAACGCTTCTGCGGCTGATTTATCAAACTTCCAACCATTCTGGCATTGCTCTACCATAATCCTGTCTAGGTTCATTTCTGAGCGTAATGCTTTTAATACTGCCTTTGACTTAGTATTTTTAACGTAAGTCTGTAATTCTTTTAACAAGTACTTATAAACTTTAGTACCAAGGCGAACATCTTGTTGCATATATACAAACATTTCTTCATTAAACTCTTCAAAGCCCGATGAATACTCTCCTTTATTATCGTTAAAGAATTCACCCCATAGCTTTAAAGAATGACCAAATCCAAATCTACGATAGTTAAGAACTTGAGACATAACTTTAGTACAATGTACTGTGGCTTTAGGTTGCCAACCTGTTAGCTTAGTTAAGGCAGGAATATCATAGCCAAAAGCATTATGTGCTACAATAGTGTCTGCTTTATCTAATAATTCTAAGAACTCATTAAGTTGATGAGGTCGAAACCAGTATTCTTTACCAGTATCGACATCAATAGCACCCGCACAATGAAACTTAGACAGCTTTGGCAGAAGATTATCTGCCTCTATGTCAAAGACTAGCCTCATCAATTTTCCTCATTTCTTTTGACATGTTATAAAGAAGATAAGCAAGGCATTCATTATATTCATCATGTAAGTCATTGTCTAAAAACATTTCTGCCCAATATTCTAAAGAGTTTGCCAACTCAGAATACTTACCATTGCCTAAATCAAATTCTAAATTTTCAAGTGTTATTGGTTTGTTCATCCATTATCTCCACTTCGGCTTCTCTATAAAAGTCATATGCTTCGTACGCTTTAGCTACTGCACTAGCAATAGAATGATCTGGATGTTGAGTGCGATACATTCTTGCTATTCTTTTAATAAAACTATAATCAATCATCTAATAAGTCCCCTAATAGTAGATGTGCATCATTAATCTTTTTAAATACTTCATCGACTGTATGAGATTCATAGTCTCCTGTTTCATGCAAGTAATGCATTGCAGAAGATAAAGACTTTTGTACTCTTTTTAAATCTGGTTTAACTTTTTCAAAAGCTTCTTTTTGCTCATCATACCCTGCATTCCAGTTATCAATTTCTTCCTGAGTTAACATCTTAGTACCTCCAAAGTCCATATTTTCTACAAAATCAGGCCACGTATTCGTATTTTGTGTCATTATCGTACTCCATAATTACCTCAGTACGTTCTACCCTCGCACTTCTTTTTTCTGACTTCATCTTTTGAAAATAATTACGTATTTCTTCTAAGTTAAAAGAACTATGCACTTCTTCCCAATAAAGATCAACACACCCACAGTCTTGAGTTGTTTCAAGAAATTCAGATATAGTGTAATATATCATTTATGTGAACCCTCTAACACTTTTACCAAGCGATTAGCATACCATTCAATCTTTTTAGCATCTTGCAAAGAAGCATCTTTTTTACCTAACCGCATAGCATACTTAAATATATGTCCTAGTAAGTGCGCTTTAACGCCCTCATGCTGTTTAAGAATATACTCCATAAGATCTATATACTCTAAGCCTTCAGGAAACTTATCGTAAGCTTCTTTAGGAATCATTTTATAATGCTTAGGATTAATAATAGCATCTTGATCGTCATTTGACATTTTGTCAAAGTCACCGTGAAAGTCTACTTCTTTCATTTCTTTCATAATACGTTTTTCTACTCTGTTCATCAATAAGTACCTCGACCAATCTTCAATATATTCTTTAGTGTCAGCAGAATAAACTAATACATTATTAAAATCAAAAACTTTAATAATAGGGTTATGTTGATTAGAGCGCCAGTAAGACCAACAATCAATTGCTCTTTGCCATTCTTCTCCATCATAGTCTGGCTTCTGCATAGCAGGAGTTCGATACACCTTATATTGCATTAGCTTTCCTTTTTTGTATATAACGTTTTAATTCAGACCTATTTTTAAAGCCATAAACTTGAGCTGCCCTTTGCTCTGCTTCGTATCTAGGATAACCAGCATCATATTCAAGTATTGCTGCTCTTTCTTCATATAGATCATCTAATTCTTCAGCTGATAGTTCGTCCATTAAAAACCTCTATAACTGGCTTGCCGCCACTTTGAGTTAAAACCGCCATATCTGCACTATAAATTCTTTCTTCTGTATCTGTAAATACAAAGTGTTCATGCTTATATGGATTATAAGTAACAAACCTGCGAATCCCATTTGGGATTATGTATTCTAATAGCTCTTCGCCTCGTACAAAAGCATGTACATTTTTTACTTTTTCTTTTAAAACTTTTAATCGTCCTGATTGCCGTACAGCAAACGTTGGTGATATAATCACTACACCGAGAGTATGACGGATTACTTTTCCGTAGTCATCTTTCTGTCGGGACTTAACTGAAAATAAGTGTTTATGTAAGTTGTAATATACTTCAATCTTCACGTCTTAATCCTTCTATGTCTTCCTCGTTTAATTTTTTACGAGAATAATTTGTTGAGTAAACGCTAATTTGATAATCAGGAAATTTATACAAAGACATAAGTTCATCTCTAATATTAGGAACTCGCCAGAAGTCATCTGTTTCTATTCTAAAATAATGTCGCCATTGAATTGAGTATTCATCATATGGATTATGCCCTGAGTTTTTTGCAATATTAATTATCCACATGAATTATACTCCTTTACTAGTTTTAATTTTTTATTAACTTCCCAAATGTCTATAGACTCTATATCAGTTTCTTTAATAAGCATCTCTGCTATTTCTTCGGCTTTATCTACGCTTGAAGAATAATCATAAAATCCACCATTAACTTCAATTTCATAATAAAATTCTTCTGTAATTTCTTCATCCCGCATGTTCAATACAAGCCTCCACTGCTTCATCTAGTGTTTCATGAACTTCTGTTGCCATTGCTGTCATAAAAGGATTTAAAGTATCGATAGGAGGTACCCACATAATAATTACCTTGTTTTTCATATGAGCAAACATTACTTCCGCAGCAGTACCTTGGCCTTTAACTCCTGGAATGTCTCGCATATCTACAAGCAATACTTCACAACGGGCTATATCTCTTAAGTCTTGTTTAAAGATTCTGTTAGCAATATTGCGATCTAATCCCTTATCATTAAGTATTTGTTCATGATAGCTAATACGTCTAGTAGGATCAAGAACTTTAATGTCAGCATCTCTAAATTTATCATGAGCATACCATCTCCATGACTTCATGTCTTGAGCTGTTAAACCCGCCATAGGCCCAGCTAAATATACACCTCTACACAGTTCCATCTTTTCTCATTACCTCATAGTTGTTCAACATTGCAATACACATGTCTACTGTTTCTAGGCTAACATTCATTGTTCTACCCCAAGTAATTTCTCTTTTACTATCAGAGTGATGAATGACAATAATTCCATTTGATATTCTTCTGTAATACATTATAATTTTCTTCTTTTAATGTAATTTTTTATAATATTATAAATCCAAACTACTATTGTTACAGGTAAAGCAAATAATGCTAGCACAATAATTGACTGACTAATAATATAGGGAATCCAAAAATTTATTTCAGAAATCATTTAATTTCCTTAATAAAATCGGGAGAGACCCAAACTGAATCTCTCCCTAAGTTAATTAAAATGACAAGTCGTCTTCTAGCTCATCTGATGATGAGAATTGATCTTCATCTACTACTTGGTTATCTGCTACTTTTACTACTTCCATTTCTACCATTGCAAAATCGTCTTCACGAGGCTTTGGTGTATATTCTTTAAGAGTAGTTACTTGAACATCCGTTAGCATTGAAGCTACGCCTTTACGACCACCTACTTCATAATTATATTGATAAATACGAATATTACCTATTGAACCATTACCTAAGATATTAGGATCAATAGCAGTCAAATTACCGCCTACTAAATTAACAGGATTTTGTGGTTCTCCGTTAGCTTTCTTTGTTTTCTTCTTAAGATTTGCTTTGTAGAATATACCTTTATCATCTTCATCAGGTTTAACGTTGATGTTAAGATCTTTCCACTCTTTAGCTTGCTTTTTATCACGAGTACGAATCTGAACTTCCCATGTAGGGTTGTTAGCATCAAACCGTGCATTAGGCTTTTTAGGGTCAAGTTTAGCAAAGAATAGTTCTACGTTGTTAAGAATAGCCATAATAATTTTCCTCTTGGATATATGTAAATTAAGTTTTATTTGAACAAATGTTCTTTAACGTCAGGTATTTTTTATTTAATAATATCAACTAGTTCATCGATATTATCAT